TGCGGCCAAGAATGTCTTTATCTTTTGCAAGGGCGGGTAGGTCAATGATCTTCCATTTCTTTGCTTCGCTCGCCGAATAGCTTGCGTTCATAGGGTCAGTAATTCTTCCGACTAAGTCATCGCCGTGCCATCTTGTGCAGATGACCACGATCCAACCGACACTCGACAGCAGTCGCGTTTTCAAGACTTGGTTATACCAATTCCAGAGTTTCTCTCGCGTCGTCGGGCTGTCGGCCTCCACACGATCTTTGATCGGGTCATCGATGATAAGGCCGTGGCCGCCGCGACCTGTAAGAGAGCCGCCGCGTCCAACAAAAAAGAGTTTGCCTTTCTGTTCCAGTTCAAGGCGATCCACAGACGCCGCGCCTGATAAGACAGAAACCTCTGGGAAGATTTGCTGATAGATCGGGTCTTGAATAATTGCGCGAACATCTCGTCCGAAATCCCATGAGAATTTCTCATTGTAGGTCGCCTCGATGATCGAGTTGGCTGGGTTGCGGCCCATATACCAAGCGGGGAAGAGACGGGACGTGAGTTGCGACTTGCCATGACGCGGGCCGAGGTTAATGATGAGGCGCTTGATGTTGCCCTTCTCAACCTCCTGCAGCGCGTGCGCGATGACCCTGTGATGCTTCGCAACCTCGTATTCAGATTGATCTGGGTCTTCGTGTGCGTCCTGCTTTGGCATCATAAGACGCGCGAATTGAAGCAAGTCATCGCGAGCGAGAAGCGTCGCGCGCCTCCGCTTTAACGCCAGCAAATATCTCTTTTCATCCTCAGTCATGCACTGCCGCTGCCCATCGCACCAAAAGGACAATAAAGGTGACAAGCACCACGCCGAGCGTGACGCTTGCCCAGAAGCCTATGAAGGCCATGATTGCTTCGAGATCGTTTTCTCTCACGCGAACAACCGCCCAAGAGCAATGTCGCGCGCCATCGGAAGCCCCATTTTGTATTTCACTGCGAGTTCCGCGAACGTGACGCCGCTGGCGTAGTCGGCACGAAGCGCCGCGACATCCTGCACCGTCAGTTTGCTGTCGGGATGAACTTTATCGCCCACTGAAGCTGATTGTGTTTTGACAGGTTTCTTCGCCATTATTCAGCTTCCTTGGTGATCGGCGCCTTGCTCGCAGGGGCGGGCTTCGCCGCCTCGTTCATCGCCTGCGCCATCTGGTTCATGTTGTTCATGCGTTCCTCGGCCTGCGACTTGACGTTGCCGATGATGTCCGCAACCTCAATATACGGGCGCTGCGCCAGTGCATTGATGACCACATTCCACTCTGCGACCGTTAAATCCACAGACACTTTCAAAGCTTCCATTGCACTCTCCTCTGGTTATTAAACAGTTGTCGCTTCAAGCAGCGTCTTCAGTTGGGCGACATCAATGCCCATAGCCGAAAGCTGTTCGGACAGCGGGATCGGCTCGGGAGCCGGGGGCGGCGGGGGCGGTGAATTTTCGTAGTCAGCCGGGATCGGGCCGAGTTCGCTGATCGTGATTTCTTTGCCGTCAGCGTTCCACCACGTCTCGCCGCGATGATCTTCGACATAGCCCCAGACGCCCTTGTCGAAACAAACGGCGAAGCCGGTCTGCGGCGCAATCGGCTGAACGGTCGTCGCCGAGGCGGGGATCAACCAGTTGCCTGCCTGCAACGGATCGGCGTCGGCCTTGCCAGCGCCAACGAACTCGAAAGTTTCGGGATGGTAGTGATAGATGTCCATTTTTACTCTCCTTAGTATTTGATGACTGCGAGAAGGGCGACGTTCTTGGGGCGCGTTTCTACGCCACCTGTGGCGGCAGTCTCGTAGGCACTGCCGGTCACAAACATCCATCCGGGGCCACCGGCGCGCTCATACACATGACTGGCGAACCAGTGCGAGTGACTTTTGAGTTCATCTGCCTGCGCCGAACCAAACACGCGACCGCTATCAACACCTTTGCCGTCATCGAACGCGCGAGGGAATTGTGCGCGCATGTCGGGCAGATTGAACGTCGTGCTGCCGTCGCCCGTGCCGTATGTCGTGCCGATGGCGGTGAACAGCGTGGCGTATGTCGCGCGAGAGATCGCAGCGCCATTCGCCTTCAGGTAGCCGGTCGGCGCGGCGTTGCCCGACAGGAACAAGATGGTCCCCGCCGGCACAGGGTTGATGCCGCTGGGGTCATTGCTCGCGGCGATGATCCACGCGGAGCCGTCCCATGTGTATGTCGCGCCGCCCGCAACCGTGAAGGTGCTGCCTACGCCTGTCGGAACTGGAAAATCTATCATTGTGATCCTCAGTATTTAATGCAGGCGAGAAGGGCGACGTTGCGGGGGCGTGTTTCAGCGCCGCCCGCTGAACCTGTAGCCGTCGTAGCGCCGATACCGTTGCCGCCGGCCTGATATGTAATCCATGTTCCGTTTGCGAATTGGTTGGCGGTGTGGTTGTGGCTTTTGAGGTCGTCCAACTGCGCCGAACCGAACGCACGGCCAGCATCGACGCCGCGACTGTCGTCCCAACCGCGCGCAAACTCGCCGCGCAAATCGGGAACGCGGAACGTGCCAGCCGCTTCGCCGCCAGTGTTGTAGGTCGAGCCGATCACGCCCCACAGAGCAGCATACGCCGTGTTCGACACAGCCGCGCCGTTGCACTTGATCCAGCCGTCAGGCGGCGTGCTCGCGGCGAAGAACTGCACGGAGCCGGTCGCCGCCGTTCCGTTCACGCCGATGCTGCTCACCGCCACCCACTGCGAGGAGTTGGCGTCCGTGTAGAAGATGTGCAGGCGGCCATTGGTCGAATTGAACCACAGGTCGCCGTCGCGAGGGCCGCTCGGCAACGTGTCGGAGATCGACACAGATGACGGCATGATCCACGGATTGATCGTCCACGCCTTGCCGTCCCATGTGTAGACGGTGCCGCCGGGGACTTGGAATACTTGTCCGACAAATGTCGGTGTAGGAAAATCGAGCATTTGTCCCTCAGTATTTGATGCAGGCTAAAAGAGCGACGTTGCGCGGGCGCGTCTCGTTAATCAGACCGGACAACGTGATCCCTGTCGTGCTTGCGCTGGTGTAACCGTTGCCGACATAAGTGCCCGATATTTCACCGCCGGGGGCTTGCGTGTCGTAAACAACGGGCTGCGTAATGTGCGAATGGCCGGGATCATTAAGGCCAATCGGCCCAACGCCATGCGCTTGAGACGACCCAAACGCACGAGAAGCGTCAACGCCGCGCGCGTCGTCCCATGTGCGGACAAACTCGCCACGAAGGTCGGGAAGCTGGAAGGTCATCGAACCGTCGCCAGCACCGAACGTCGTGCCAATCGCCGCAAACAGTTCGGGGTAAATGAAGCGCGACACGAGAGCGCCGTTAGCCTTCAGCCAACCCGTCGGCGCTGTCTGCGCCGCGTAGTAGGCGACGAAGCCGGGGCCAACTGCGGGCGTCGGCTCGGGAGCCGGTTCGCTGCCGCCGTTCGCGCCGGAGACAGACCCCCACTGATTTGAGTTGCCGTCTTCGTCGTAGGTGTAAAGCTGGCCGTTGTTGGTGTTGAACCAGAACATGCCCTGCGTCGCGGCAGTCGGCGGTTCCGCGCCAACGGCGACGCTCGCATTACCGCTGCCGCCGCCAGACACAAAGGGGATCACCCACGCATAGCCGTCCCACGAATAGGTCGGACCATTCGGCGGTGTGAACTTTTGCCCGAGGGCCGTGGGGATTGGAAAATCAAAAGCAGCCATGTTCGGGCCTCAGTATTTGATGCAAATGAGAGCGGCGACGTTGCGGGGGCGCGTTTCAGCGGCATCTCTACGCGCAGTTGAGGTATCCACCCCGCCTGTTTTCCACAGGCCGTTGCCCACTAAGGCATATGATCCACTACCAGACGGCGTAATCGAGTTAAGAAGAAGCGTCGTCGTGTGGACATGCTCTTGCAAGGCGTCCAACTGCGCCGAACCGAACGCGCGCGAGGCGTCAATCCCGCGACCATCGTCCCAACCGCGAAGAAACTCGCCGCGCGCATCAGGTAGCGCGAAAGTCGTGCTTCCGTCACCTGCACCGAATGTCGTGCCAATCGCAGCAAATAGCGCCGCGTATGTCGTGCGAGACACCAACGCGCCATTCGCCTTCAGCCAACCCGTCGGCGCTGCATCCATCGCAAAAGCCGCAAGTTGACCTGCGGGGACACCGTTATCGACGAAAGGGATCGTCCCCCAACGGTCGCCGTGCCACACATAGGTCATGCCGTCAGGGGCGGTGAACTTCTGCCCGACTGCCGTTGCTGTTGGGAAATTTATCATCACGCCACCCCGAGCAGAGTTTTGAGTTCATTCACGTCGATGCCGAGCGTCGCGAGTTTTTCCGTGATCGGCACAGGCGTCGGCTCAGGCAAAACATCGGGAGCAGCGTCAAGCTGTTCCTGCGTCGGCTCTGGATAGACGGGATGTTCCCACTTGGCGATGTAGTCACCTTTGCCATCGCTGTCGTTCTGGAGACAGATGGTGCCGTCCATGAAGGCATCCTGCTCATTCGCGAGTTCGGGGTAGATGTTGATGATCTTGTTGTAGAGAGACATTTTATGCTCCTCGAAGGAAGGAGGCGGAAAAAAGCTGATTTGCGCTGGAGGAACCCATCGTCAGAGCAGCGCCAGTATTCTGCGTTCCGTAGCACTCTAAGTAATCGGTGCTGCCATTTAGATATACGACGCAAGCTACAAGCGGCGAGCCCGCCACGCCGGTAACACTAATGACGCCGCAATTAGTGTAAGAGACCCCGTTTTTAAATATCGAAATACTCAGAGCTGCATTTGCCGAAGCCGGTGCGCCTGTGAGTAGCCGGGCATTAACCTGATAATATCCAGCGACAGAAGGTGTAAATCTGGACAAAGCTGTATTATACGCGCCGCCCGCATTAAATAGCGCTGTGTCATAATTTAATTTTGTGTTCGTGTTGTTTGCAACCGAAACTAGCGCGCTTCCGTGAGCCGCAAAAGCCGGGCCAACTAAAACACCGCCAAGCGTCGTGTCGGTCGCAGCCGGAAGCACATAAGCCTCCGCACCACCCGTCGTCGAAACCCACTGCGAACTGTCGGCGTCGGTGTAGTAAACGTAAAGCTGGCCGTCAGTGCTGCAATACCAGAGGTCGCCGGGAGCAGGTGAAGCGGGCGGCGTGTCGCCCGTCGTAACAGACGAACCACCTGCGGCGCTTCCACCACCAAGACCAGACACAGAGACCCACTGCGTCGAGTTCGCGTCTTGGTAGTAGACGTGAAGCTGACCATTCGTCGGATTATACCAGAGGTCGCCAACCTTCGCGCCGGGGGGCGGCGTGTCGCTCGTCGCGATCTGTTCGCTGCCCGGCGTGTAAACGAGGCCGTCGCTGCCGAGGTAAGAGATGTTTCCGAGGTCGGCGGAGACGAGAGCCTTCGGCGCGTAGAGGGCGTCGTGATTGTGATTTGCGTCGGCAGCGCCGAGATCAGCCGCCGTCAAGACGACGTCGCCGATCTTGCCGTTCACCGAGGTAACGAGATCACCCGAAATCGCCTGCCACTGCGCGGCATCAAACGCCCCAGCCGGCACAGCCGCCAGAGCGCGATAGATCACGCCATCGACGACAACCCTCTCGCCTGCGGCATAACTCGCGGCGTCAGAATGGAAGCGAATGGCGATCAAATCCTGCGGAGAGCCTGCAGTGTTAATCACACCAAGCTGCAAATCCGCGAAATTCACATAGAGAACGCCCGGCGCCTGAGAATTAACAGCGGGGCGGCTGGTCGAGACTGACGACCGCAGCGTCTGCATTTTTGTAAGCATATGCTTTGTCCTATTTGCTCATCTGGCAAAGTAGTGAGGGGCGCATGGCGCCCCTCACAATATCATTTTCAGAAGGTGCCGCCGTCCACGGGACCGCGCAGAGCGACATCAAGTTCGTCAATCGCCGCCTGAACATTGTTCGAAACAGCGTAGACGTTCGTGCCGGGCGTATATCCGACGTTCGCAGCAACGACAGCCTGCAGGCCGTAGTTGAGCGTCACCAGCTTCACGCCGTCAGAGGCGACCCAATCCTGCTTCGCAGCCGGTTTGGTGTTGCCAGTGCCAACAATCGAGCCGGCAGTCGTGACAATCCAGACATAGTTTTTCGTCAGGGTCGGATCGACATCGGCAATGTTCGCCGGGACGTTCGGAACGCCAGACGCGGCAGTGATCGCGCCGGTCGAGGCGTCCAAGGTGCCGGCGAAGATCATCACGCCCGTAAGAGCGGCGATCTCCGTGCGGAGTTCGTTGATGGCCGGCACTACGTGCTTGCTTGTGGTGGTAAGCGCAGCGAGCGTATCACCCAACACGTCCGCCTTCAGGACGGCAGTGTCGAGGAACTTATTCGCCGTGCCAGCCGCAACATCCGCAGTGACGGCGGTGTTGACCGCCAGCTTGCCGGAAACGTCCTTGATGGTGATGCCGTCGGCAATTCCTGCAAGGCTAACCGAG